TTCAACCGCTGCTGAAACCGAGCCGCTACAAGGGCGCATGGGGCGGGCGAGGTTCTGGCAAGTCGCACTTCTTCGCCGGCCTGGCTGTGTTCCGGTGCGTGAATACCCCCGGCCTTCGCATCCTCTGCGTCCGTGAGGTCCAGAAGTCGCTGAGGGACAGCGCCAAGCGGCTGATCGAAGACAAGATCGCTGAGTTCGAAGTGCCGGGGTTCGAGATCCTGGACAAGGTGATCCGGACGCCTGGTGGCGGTGAGATCAACTTTGTTGGGATGCAGGACCACACGGCGGAAAGCATCAAGTCCCTCGAAGGCTACGACGTGGCGTGGGTCGAGGAAGCCCGCAGCCTGTCGCCAACCTCGCTGAGACTGCTACGCCCGACCATCCGCAAGCCCGGCTCGGAACTGTGGTTCAGCTGGAACCCAAAGCTGAAGACCGACCCGGTGGATCGCCTGTTGCGCGGCGACGACCTTCCGCCTGACGCGCTGGTGGTTCATGCCAACTGGAACGATAACCCCTGGTTCCCGGCCGAACTGGAAGCCGAACGCGCTTTCGACCTGAACCACTCGCCCGACCAATACGGCCACGTGTGGAACGGCGACTACGCCTCAATCACGGACGGGGCCTACTACGCCCAGGCCCTGACGAAAGCCCGGTCTGAGAACCGCGTGGGCCATGTGGCGCCCGATCCGCTCATGACCTACCGGGCGTTCTGGGACATTGGCGGCACCGGGGCCAAGGCGGACGCCTGCTCCATCTGGGTCGCGCAGTTCATCGGGCTTCAGGTCCGGGTGCTGGACTACTACGAGGCCCAGGGCCAACCGCTCGCCGCTCACGTGGGCTGGCTGCGGGGCAGGGGATACGATCAGGCCCTGTGCGTCCTGCCTCACGACGGGGCGCAGGCGGACAAGGTGTTCAGCGTCTCCTACGAGAGCGCCCTGCGGGAAGCCGGGTTCGCTGTCGAGGTGGTTCCCAATCAGGGACGCGGTGCGGCATCGGCTCGGGTTGAGGCGGCGCGGCGACTGTTCCCGTCCATCTGGTTCGACGCGGGCAAGTGCGCGGCCGGCCTGGATGCGCTCGGTCACTACCACGAGAAGCGGGATGAGGCGCGGGGCATTGGCCTCGGGCCGGAGCACGATTGGTCGAGCCACGCCGCGGACGCCTTCGGGCTGATGTGCGTGGCCTACGAAGCGCCAAAGCCTGACCGGCGGGTGCAACGGAACGCGGCGCAGGGAGGCTGGATGTCATGAGCGAGTACGACGCCAAGTCTGCCAAGCCCGACGACGTTGTCAAGGACGCCCTCGAAGCCTTCGACAAGAGCGCCGAACACGACGAGCACAACCGCAAGGCCTTCGAAGACGACATTGACTTTGCCCTGCTGGAAAACCAGTGGCCGGAGCGGGTGCGTCGGGATCGGGAGCTGGAAGGCCGGCCCTGCCTGACGGTCAACAAGCTGGTGAGCATGGGCCGCCAGGTGGTCAACGACGCCAGGCGCAACAAGCCGGGGATCAAGGTCCTGCCGGTGGACGACGCGGCGGACCCTGATACGGCCGAGATCCTGAACGGCGTCATCCGCAACATCGAGCAGTCCTCGAACGCGGAAGTGGCTTACGACACGGCCCTCGAACATGCGGTGTTCGGCGGCTTCGGGTATTTCCGGATCAACACGCGCTATTCGTCGGACGATACCTTCCAACAGGACATCGTGATCGAGCGGGTTTCCAACCCCCTCAGCGTGTATCCAGATTGCTACAGCACCGGCGCGGACAGCGCGGACTGGAACTATTGCTTCGTCACCGACAGCATGACGAAAGCGGCTTTCGACAAGGCCTATCCGGGTGCCGAGCAAGCCGACTGGCAGGGCGAGGCCTGGAAGGACATGGCGAGCCCTTGGCTGGACGGCGACTTTGTCCAGGTGGCCGAGTACTGGACCCGCGACAAGGTCAAGAAGTCGATCCTGCTCCTGTCCGACGGCATGGTCATCGACGCTGACGACTACGAGAAGTCCCGCGAGGTGTTCGACGCCCTTGGGATCGAGGTCAAGGGACAGCGCGAGGTGGACAGCCACCGGGTGCGTCAGCGCATCATGAGCGGGGCCGAGGTGCTGGAAACCGTCGAGTGGGCGGGGAAGTATATCCCCATCGTCCCGGTCTACGGTGCCGAGGTGAACCTGAAGGGCAAGCGGCACTTCCGCAGCCTGATCCGGGGGGCGAAGGACGCTCAGCGGATGTTCAACTACTGGCGGACGACCTCGACCGAACTGGTGGCCCTGGCTCCCAAGGCGCCGTTCATCGGCCGCAAGGGTGCGTTTGAGACCGACGCGGCCAAGTGGGCAACGGCCAACACGCAGAGCCATGCCTTCATGGAATACGACGGCGGGGAAGCCCCGCAGCGGCAACCGTTCTCTGGTGTGCCTGCGGGTGCCCTGCAAGAGGCGCTGAACGCCTCCGACGACATCAAGTCCGTGATGGGCATCTACGACGCCAGCCTCGGTGCGCGGTCGAATGAGACCTCGGGCAAGGCCATCATCGCCCGGCAGATGGAGAGCGACAACGCGACGTTCCACTTTGTGGACAACCTGAGCCGCGCCATCCGCCACGCCGGCCGGATCATGATCGACCTGATCCCCCAGGTCTATTCGGTCCCGCAGGTGCTTCGCATCGTCGGCGAGGACGGCGAGCCCGACATGAAGCGGGTGAACCAGCCGGTGCAGGAGCAGGAAGAAGACCCGCAGACCGGCCAGATGCGCGAGGTCACCAAGATCTACGACCTCACCGCCGGCCGCTATGACCTCACCGTCTCGGCCGGGCCTTCGTTCGCCTCCCTGCGGCAGGAAGCGGCGAACCAGATGATCGAGCTCATCCGCGCCTATCCCGACGCGGCGCCGGTGATCGGCGACCTCCTCGTCAAGAACCTCGATTGGCCGGGTGCCGACGAGATTGCCGACCGGATGCGCAAGGCCATGGGCGGGGCCGAGGAAGGCGCACCGGACGCTCAAATGGGCCAAGCCCAGGAAGTCATGCAGCAATACGCCTCTGCCCTGCAGCAGGCCCAACAACGCCTCCAGGCGCTAGAGGCTGACAAGAGCCTTGAAGCCCGGAAACTCGATATCGCGGCCTACGAAGCTGAGACCAAGAGGATCAGCGCGGAGACCCGCGAAACCAGACTGCCCGCCGGCCTCTACACCGGCTGACAGACCCCCGGCCCGTCGTGAGACGCGCCTTCCCTTAGATGGAACCTACCCACAATGGAAAACGACGCGACCAATCCGGTCGACGTTGAGGATGATGCTGTCCTCGACGCTCCGGAAGTCGACGCTGACTCCTACAGCGACGGCGACACCGACCAGGCGGAAACCGATGGAGCCGAAGACGGCCAACCGGAGGACGACACCGAGGAAGTGGATTGGGACGGTGCAAAATACCGCATCCCCAAGGCGCTGAAGCCCGGTCTGCTGATGCAGGCCGATTACACCCGCAAGACGCAGGAACTTGCCGAGCAAAGGCGGCACGTTGAGCAACACGTCCAAGCGCTGAACCAACGGGCCGAACTGGAGCAGGCGACCCTCGAACACCGGGTGAACCTGAGGACGGTGGAGCAGCAGCTCCAGCAGTTCTCCAGCACCGACTGGTCGAACTATTCGGCGCAGTACGGTGCGGACGCCACGGCTGCGGCCATGGCCTCCTGGCAGCAATACAGGGACGCGAAAGCGGAACTCGAAGGCGCCATCGCGAAGACCGAGACCGAAACCCGGCAGATCAGCGAGCGCAGCAGCGCCAACGCGATTGCCCAGGCCGATCAGGTTCTGTCGCGTGAGATCGAGGGCTGGTCCCCTCAGCTTGTCCAGGACCTTGCGGGATACGCTGCCAAAGAGTTTGGCATCACCCCGCAGGAACTCCGGGAGAGCGTCGTCAACCCGGACGGCACCCCAGACACCCGGACCTTCAAGGTCCTGGCACGTCTGCACAAGGCCGAGAGGGAACTGGCGCAGCTAAAGGCCAGCCAGACCAAGGCGCAGAACGCCGCGAAGGTAGCCGCAGTCACCCCCGCCAAGGCCGTTGGCCAGCGGGCAGGCGGGTACAAGCCCGGCCTCGATGACAGCCTCCCGAGCGACGAATGGCTGCGCCGTCGAAACGCCCAGTTGGCCAAGGCCGGCGGGCGCTGACCCCCAACAACATCACGGCCCGTCGAGATGACGCGCCTTCCCAAGAAGGAACCTGATCGTGCCCAATACGATCCTGACCCCCACGGCTGTGACGCGCGAAGCCCTCCGCGTCCTGCACCAGAAGCTGAACTTCGTCGGCTCCATCGTCCGCGACTACGACGACTCGTTCGCCAAGTCCGGTGCGAAGATTGGCGACCAGCTCAAGATCCGCCTGCCGAACCAGTACACGGTTCGCAGCGGCGCCACCCTGTCCGCTCAGGACACCGTGGAGCAGTCCGTGACGCTCCAGGTCGCGACCCAAAAGGGCGTTGACCTGAACTTCACCTCGGTGGACCTGACCCTGTCGCTGGACGACTTCTCCAAGCGCATCCTCAACCCCGCCATGTCCGTCCTGGCGGCCTCCATCGAGGCTGACGCGATGAGCATGTACCGCGACGTCTTCCAAAGCGTCTGGAACGGCGGCTCGGCCATCTCGCTGGCGAAGGTCCTGGAGGGGCGCTCGCTCCTGCAGAACGCCCTCGCCCCGCTCACCGACCGGACGGCGAACCTGAACACCCTCGACAACGCCAACTTCGTTGACGCGCTCAAGGCCCTGTTCAACGACACCACGGGGCTGTCCAAGCAGTACCGCGAAGGCTACATGGGCCGCACCGCCGGCTTCGACTT